ACTGCAGCAGATCCAATCGCAAGAGCGGATTCGGACAATGATGACACTATGAGTTATTTTGCTAAACTAGCAGCTGAAGCTTAAGAGTTAATCAGTTATTGAGAAGGGGACGAAAGTCCCCTTTTTTTATTGATATCCACCTCTTAAAAATGATGGTATTTCTCTACCACCTGGATATGCTATACCGAAATTAGGCATTTCTTGATATTGGTGTATATTATATATTTGTCTATTATCGTCTGAGCTTCCTATTCTTTCAACATGCATCGAAGGATGACCTGGAGATACACCATTATTTACTGATTCTAATCTTGTCATAGCGCTATCTCTTACTCCAGCCCTTATAGTAGACATATAATCATTTACTCCTTTTTCTGCGGCTATTTTAGCTATTAAACCTGTTTTATCATTAGCACCTTTATTCATTGAAGAAAAAGAAGAACCCATATCCACAGCGTCTGTCCAACCTAACCATTCTTGAACCTTTTCAGGAAATAATGATTTAACCATATCACCTATACGATTAGGAATATCTAAAATTGTTTCCCACATTGCATCCCATTTATTTTTAGCATTTGTTACAATTCTATCCCATGATGGCATTTCTAATCTTCCACCAAATAAAGATGCAGTATCACCATTATCAGTATAAAACCAAGCACCTACATCGGTAAGTCTATCACCAATATAATTCATAGCCATATTCCATTTTGCTGAAATTTTTTCTTTAAATGACGTATTAGGATCCCAGGTAATAAATCCACCCATTATTTCTATATTAGATCTAATACCTGTTCCAGCTTCTGTATCACCACCAGAATAAAACCAGTTTCCAACAGCACTAGCAAGATTACCAATAAAAGCCTTTGCAGCATTCCATTTTTCAATTATTCTTCCAGGAATTGATTTAAGAAAATCAGTACTTATTGTTCCACCCATAAACTTAGCGCCTTGTACTGTGCCATGTGGTCCAGCTTGTTGACCACCAACAGCAGGTGTATAGAAAAAATCACCAATACTCATAGCCACGCCGTGTATAGATGTGCCAAGATCATCCCATTTCTTACCTAGATAAGCTCCTGCTGCTTGAAAATCTGCTTTTATTTTATCTGAACCAACTAGCCCACCAATAAGACCGATAACACCACCAATAATTCCACCTGCTATAGCACCAATTGGTCCACCCATTGCACCAATTGCAAAACCAGCCGCAATACCAACACCAGCTAATTTAAACCCAGTCTTAATTGCATTCATCAAACCGCCTTCACCATCCCCACCAAAAAGTTTAGCTAATGCACCAGCAACTCCATCTTCTTTAAATCCTGCAATCATATCTCTAATTGAATATCCAACACCAGCAATAGCCCAAGCTATAATACCTAATCTAAACATTGCAGGGCCAAACGTTTTAAATCCTTTAAATAAAGCTAAACCACCTGCAATTCCTAAACCAGCTTTTATAGCTGTACCAAGTCCAAATGATCCACCCGAGTCAACTGCTCCTTCACCTAGAGTATCACTTCCACTAGTAGTTTTACCTATAGGTGCTGCCATTTTCTTTATATTATTCTTAGATTCAATTTTTTCTTCATTTAGATTACGTATATTATTTCTGTAGCGCAAAGCTTCAGCTGCTTCATTTTGTAATAATATTCCAGCAAGTCCACCAATTCCTCTGTTAATTTCCATTAACATATTAACCATTGTTAATTGGTGTTCTTCTTTTGCTTTTGATTGTTGCAGTGCTTTATCAGTAAATGTTTTAGCTTGCCCTGCTAAAAATCTACGTTGAAAATCAGTTGCGCCATCCAATATCATTGATTGTTGAACTTCTTGTGTATCTCCTTGTGCTGCAAGTATTTCAGCACGTTTAGCTTCTTCTGATTCTCTTAGTCTATCGCGTACACTCGCTTGATTCAGCTTTCGTAACTGACCGACGACTTCTTGAAGTAATGCAATATTATCTTTAGCCATTTTGTTGTTTCATCCTTTCGTTTTCTTCTTTAATATGTTGCATAAGAAGGGTTACATAAATTTCCCTCTCCCATGGTAACATATTGTCTAGCTCCTCTAATCTAAAATTATGATGTTTCATTAACATAAAATTAGTCTTATAATGACTTGTTACATTTTCATGAGAAAGGGCTATTGAAAAAAATCAGTTAAACCTTTTAATTCAATAACATTTTCTTTCTTACATTCCTTACAATCAAAGTGTATATCATAACTTAAATAAGGAGCTTTTCCTAATGTATTTACAATTTCTGTAAATTGATCAGAACTTAAACTCTCGACAAATGTTTGTAACTCTTTTTTTGATGCATCTTTAGCCGAGTATATTTCATCTCCACTATAAATTGTATCAATAGAATGCGCCACCATATTAATAATAGTATCAGTTTCAGATGATTTCTCAGCTGGATCTAATCTATCATCCATAGTATTCCATTTTAAATCAACACTTATATCATCTGTTAATTTAATATGTTTATCTACTTCTTCTTCAAGGTTAGCCACCTTAACATCATCTAAATTTATCTTTACTTCATTAGATGCTTCACAGTGTTCACACGGTGGATTAATCTTAATACCTTCACCTACCGATTTACTCCGTAAGGTTACAAACATAAACTCAACATCAAAAGTTGTTAACTTTTTAATGTCGACGGGTGATTCTATACAAGCTTTTATAATATCTAGAACTGCAGTTTCAACAGCTTCTGGATCTTGACTTTCTAAAGCAATTAATAAAATCTTTTCTTCTTTGACCAAATATGGTCTATACTTTATACTTTCCCCTGTTGAGGGCACAATCATATCATACTTTGGGGTTGCTATTTGTGGCAACATATCAATTTTACTCCATTTTAAAAATTAAAATAATCTATCAAAAATACTTAATGTATTTCTTCCTATTCCTAACATACTTCCTACTACATCTTCAAATCCATCTACTAATCCAATACTTTTAAAGTTGTCATATTCCCAAGTAATACTTAATTCCATTAAACCTTCAGACTCATTAGTTAATTCAACCTGACCAACTTGTATGGGATATGCGTTTTCTAATTTAATTGTGTATCCTGGTATTACATCATTAGATGCACTTAACTGTTGTATTATAATATCAGTGCAGTATTCATTTTTATAAAATGTTTTATAGTGATCTCCAGATGTATCTACAATCATCTCTTGCCACATATCAAAATACTTTTTAATATAATAATCGTTCGTTAGCATAAATGACATAGTCACTTCATCGGTTGCTGCAGAATATGGCTTTTTAGATAAATGATGATTATGTGTAGCTTCTGTTGTAGATATTCTTTTGCCAGGCATTGTCGCGCTTCTGCATAGTAAAAACATATCTCTTGGATCACTTATAAAATCTCCAGCATTTACCCCTTGACCAGAAATTAAATTGCTCAAGAGCGTTGCGGGATTAAAGTTTAATAAACTGCTCATTCCTTTAGATGGATGATTAACATATACTGCAAATCTATTTCCTCTTGCTATACCGCCCCTACGATTAATCGTAGACTTTAATGTATCTATGCTTACTGGTAATGCCATTAGTATTGACTCCTTGAATCAGACCAAACTTTGGAAGTACTTGCTTTCTTGAATGATGCTGTTTGTAAAAATATTGCTATATTCCATTCCGCTGCATTAACCTTCATTATATTTGAAGTTAAGTTCTCTGTCAAATAATGTTTAAAGCATGGTTTAAAATATTTATAGCTCTTTGTTGCCATAAGCAACTTATAAGTAATCTTAAATCTTGTTGTTGCATTAAATTTTTGATTAGACGCAACATCATTTAATTTATCTAAGAAGATTGCACGAACTTTAGGTGGCAAGTAATGTAAGTTAATTGCATGGAATCCACCTGGTGCTGAACCAACAACAATAGCTAACGGAAATGTATCATAGTATGGCAATGTTGCTTTGTGCTTTGGATTATATGTGTACATAACCATATCACCCGGAGAAGCTCCAGCCTGTTTTCTTAATCTATCATCTTGCAAAACATTAGGGCCCAACTTACCAAGCTTCTTTACGTTCTTAGCAAACCAATCATTAGCTTCTTTACTACGAGCCTGTAATCCTTTACGGAATGCTTCTGATTCTAACTTGTCGAATAAACTAGCCACTAAATGTCTCCATTAATTGAGGTCCGAATACAACCATAATATATGCTATGATAGCCATCGCAGCTATACCACCTAATAAGAACTTTATTTTAAAATCATCCACCATCATTTTAAATCCTATTATTTCATTCCCTAATATTCTTAGAGATAATTCTAGCTTGCCTTCGCTTTGATC